CCGAAATCGTATCGACGGCCACACGGCTGAGTTCCGGGTGCAACAAATCCGTTGCGGACTGATAGTCCCCCGAAACCCAAACCTCTCCTGGCCGTAACCTCCGTAACCGCAGAGCGAGAATTTCCGCCGATATAGGTTCGCCGATCAAGACCATCGACTTATTCCGCTTAGTTATCTTCCAAAGGACCTTCTGGAGATAGCGGGCGAAATAGTAACGATGGACGGGTCCCTTGCTAATGACCCGAACCTTGAACGGTTCCTTAATTCCTACCAATTCGGCAGGAGTATCCAACGTCCCTCTCTTGGGACGCAGGATCAGCGGACCACTCCTTCGGAACTCATCCGGGTCGCGCTCAGTGTCGAGGGGCTTTCCCCAACAACACCAACCGCGACAAACCGGAGATTCCTCCTTAGGAGCTTCTCGAGCTACCGCATTATACCGTGGCAATCCTCGAAACAGCTGAGCTGTTGGGACCACCGCCCCGCCCTTATGGCGGGCGTGTTCAAAATGTCCTCTCTCCGATGGACCCAGGAAAGGTTGAAGGAATGCAAACTCCTCCCTTCCAAAAACCTCTCGACACGTTAACTCAACCTGCTTCCGTAGAAGAGGGAACGCGAAGAGGTCGCACCTACAGTGGTGCGGGGTACAACAATCGTGAGAGGCCCGGGTAATATCTTCATCTTCCCAAGTATCCACATGCCCAAAACTATCGACGTCCGGGGGCAGAACTGGTACATTAACCAGTTGAGCACCCGACTTACGAATAGTCGTCTCAAGGAACGAATCCGAGACGGCTGGGGCGGACTTCTTGAAGAGAAGCATCGAGGCGGCGATCGTATGATCGCCGCGCTCGCGGGCTCGACAACAGAACACATAAAAACCACCTCCGACCAGGACCTCCGGTCGGTCCTCCGAAGGGACGAAGTCCGGCCTCAGAGGTCTCTCCGTCTGGTCCTCGAACCAGCAGAAGAAGGAAGCAAGCTTCCACTTCAAATAAGATTCCATCTTATCGGAGAGGTCACACACCAAAAGTTGTTGCGCGAAGCGAAACCAGGGGTCCACCTTAATATCGGTGAACCCCAGGACGCGCGACGACAACCACAATCGGCGGACAACCAAC